ATGTCTTAGGGTCTCGTGGGCTCGGAGATGTGTATAAGAGACAGGTACTGTACTTTATTTGGATTAGCTGTCAACATATCGACATCTCTTAAAAAACTGCGATTCTTGAAATTGTCTTCGTAAATAAGCATAGTATATGCAGACACTTCAACTTCAAGCTCTTTCTCACCGACTTTAATTGTTTTATTCATTATACTTCTCCTTTTACTGTTGGAGTTACTACCGATTCAGGTAATGTGTCTTCATACGATGTGTATCTTACAAAGTCATTGTCCGGGCGAGGTTTTGAGGTGATTGTAAATGTCGGAAACTGCGGATCAAAGTTACCCTCTGATGTCTTATCGTTGCGTGTGGCTCTTGTAGATGCAACGCAGTCGAAGTATGTGTCAATTTCATAGAGTTTGTCGCTGTCATAACGCTCTTTAGCAACAAGCAAAGCAAAGCGAGGTAATACGCTGATTCCGCCTTTTTCAATAAATCCACCTTCGGTTGCCTCAGCATTGCCGTACCAGTCCTTTTCGATGTCATCAACGATAGCAATAAGCTCAAGACTGATGTTGTAACCTGCATTGTTATTTGCAACTATAACAGGCAAACCGTCTGCATATACGGTAGTTGATTCACCGCTTGGTTCTGCACCTACTGTTCTGCCGCCGGCTTTGTCAGACTTAAACCACTTTACTTTGTCATATGTAATTTTGCCTTCTGTTGTTTCTGTAAGCATAGCATAGCCTACTTTTGCGATTGTTTTGTTCATAAGATAATCTCCTTTGTTATTTTCTTTTGATTCCTCCACCCATTGCCTTTGAAGAGAGAATTAGTTTTTTAACTTCGTTTTCAAATTCTTTGTGAATTTGCTCGCTTGCAGGAGCAATGTGCACTTTTGGCATTACAGTTCCGCCTTTTCTACTTGCGTGAGGTTTTTCGAGCAAGTGTGTAAGCCTGTATTCTTTGCCTGAGGCAAAGACCGTCTTTTCATAGTAAGCATTAAGTTCGTTTGTAACTTTTACTTTGAACGACCTGCGATATTTTTTCCTTTTGCCAACAGGTGCTGCTTTTTTAATTGCTTCTTTAAGCTCATCTGCTTTAGTATCAACAAGATGTATAACACCCATTTGTATGTCTGCCGTATATCCTGCAACTTCACGAGATATAGTTTCGCCGATTCTGTCGATACCGCATTTTTTGTTGCTCATATTTTGTAATCAACTCTTACTTCATAATATGATACACACATTTTTTCTGCCGCAATCCACGCTCGGTTAGTCTTTTTCCAAACAAGATTATTGCTATTAAGCCATTCTGCAAATTTTTCTTCGCTTGCATGGTCTGTTCTGTCTGTATATAGCTCAATATCAATCTTACTATATAAAGTAAAAATAACTTTTCCGTCTGCATATACATTTTTATCTTCATCTTTGAAATATGCAATAAACGGAGTTTCAACCGGCTTGCTAAAATCAGCCTCAGCAACTTTGAAGTTACAAGTTTCAAGTAAGCCGACAAAATCATCATAATTTTTAAAAGTCATTTGCTTTCTCCTTGTATAAGCCTCTCTGAGATAAAGATAAAATAGTGCAAGGCGGATTTTTGCATCTGTCATGCTGAACCTGCTCAATTTTGTATCTTGTGCAGTCAATTACCAAAGCCATATCCGGCTGAATTTTCTCATCACAATGTATATGTATCACTTTTGATAATTCAATATCATTTTGTTTTGCGCCGTAATAACGAGTAACTCCAACTTTTTCGTTGCCAAAGCGATACTTTCGTGCTGTGTTAGCAATAATAGTATCGTTTTCGTCTGTATCAAAAACAAAAGCTACACCGTCATTAAATGTCAAAAACTTAATATCACTTTGAGTCATAAGCTTTTACCTCATATTCTTGCCTTAACATCAAAATATCCGCTGCAAAGTTGTTGTCAAACTGTTCTGTTGCGTTGCTGTAAGCATATCGGCAGTAGTCAAACAACAAACTTCTTGCTCTTGTAGAGCGTATGAAATCCTCATCAGTTAAGGCAGGATGGAAAGAGCGGAGGTGTTGCTTGCCATTTTCAATTATGATATTAATTTTTGATTTTGCGCTATCGTCAGTTTTGATGTGTTCGCTGTCAAAATCAAGCATATTAATCACATCATCAATTAACTGTGCCATAATTCAACACCTCCTGCTTATTATGTTGATGATTTAGAATTGAGAGTAACCTCGATAGCGAGCGGTTCAAGAGCGCTGATATCAAGCTTTAAGAAATCAGTTTCATCATACGAGAAACCTGTTGCGAATGTTTTAATTGTGTATACACGATTGTCTTCGAGAAACTGGTTCTGATCAGAGTATTCGAGTTTACCGCCCTTTCCTGTCGATACGCAGGCTTTGTATTTAGAAAGCTGGCCAATAGCAGCAGTGCCTACTGCAATCATTTCAGACTGAAATACTCGTGTAGGATAAGGAAAAATGTTGTTTTTATAGCTACCGTCAGTAGCGAGAACAGTAGTTGCAGGAATAACCTTGGTGAGGTAATCAACAGGATTGACAATTAAGTCAACAAACGGCACTGACTTGGTTTTGCCGCCTTTGCCTTTTGCAATCTTACCGATCAGAGGCATATATGACTTAATATCGAGTTTTGTAACTTTAGTCGCCGTCTTGTCAGGATATGCACCTGCGGTTACTGAGCCGTTAATATTCTTGAGAATGCCCACAGGCTTGTTCTTGCCGTCACCATTGATAAAACCGTCTTCAAGTCCGTAAGCAAGAGCATCAGCAAGAATTCTGCGAACATAAGCGTCAATGTATGTAGCTCCGAGTTCAAGCATATCCTTTGGAACAGGAATAAATGCTGTAAGCTTTGATGTGGAGAAGTCTTTTTCTTCAATGGTTCCAGCAAGCTCCTGTGCAATCTGAGAATTAAGAGCGCCCCAAGCCGCCATTTGTTTTGTATCAGTTGCAAAAATTGCTTTCACTGAGCCGTAAGTGTTTTCAATATTGATAGCATCAAGAAGTGGATGCTCATTTGAAATGTCTTCGAGAACTGTATCAATTACAGTCTGCGGAATAGTTACATCAAGACCTGCAAGGCTCTGCTTAACATCAACAGCCTTTGAAGCTGTCTTAATGTTATTGTAAAAGCTCTGTTCCGCCGATGTAAGCTGTCTGAAACCCCTTTTGGCGAGAATGGCATTGTCAGCAGTTGCACCTACTTCTGCTGCTGTGTCAATAATAGCCTGCTGAAGACTTGTAGCGTACTGCTCAAATGCAGATGTCATCTTAGCTTCGTCTTTGTCTGCGAACGCTTCCTTCAACTGCTTTGCAAAATTTGTTTTTGCATTGTTAATAAAATCAAGATTTTTCATTTTTAATCTCCTTTATAAATAATTTTTGTTTTTGAAAAATGTTTCAAAAAAATCAAAGCTGTCTTTTTCGTGCTGAGTGGCGTTTGGTTCCTGTGGCGGCTTTTTACCGAGCATTTTCGTGAGTTCTGCCGCTGCTTGTTTTGCTTTAGGATTTTTTCTCTGTTCCGCTTGTTCAACAACTTCTTTTGAATCCGTTAAGTCAACAGGGTCGAGAATTTCATCACACAAGCCGAGTTCGAGCGCCTCCTGTGCAGTAAGGAATGTTTCAGCGTCAAGCAGTGGTTCAAGGGTTTCTCTCGTAAGTTTATCACCTGCGTGTACGAGATAAGAATTAGTGCTCGCTTCGCTGATTTTATCAAGCTGTTCTGCATATTCTCTATGTTCTTTAGCGTTACCGTAGCAAGCACCGATAGCGTGATGAATCATCATAGTTGTATTAGACGGCATTATGATTTTATCCGCTGCCATAGCTACTACACTTGCGATTGAACACGCCATACCGTCAATATACGCAGTAACAGGTACATTCTGCCTTTTTAACAGATTGTAAATAGCGACACCTTCGTCAACATAACCACCAACTGAATTGATGTACAGTTCGATACTGCTAATAGCCCCCGCTTTATCAACGGCTTTTCGGATATACTCTGCACTTGTAGTTGAACCATAGTAATAACCCCAACAATCTAAATACCCTGGTTCAATTTCACCGTACAAATAGATTTGCAAGACATTTTCATCCGCAATCTGCTTGATTTTGTAGTTTCTTTCTTTCACTGAGTTTCACCACCTTTCAACACCTCATCTGATGTCTGATAGTTCTTTGTAATGTAATATTTCTGTGCCCATTCTTCTTCGCAAGGCAGCATATTACAATACTTTTGAGCCTTTGCAGGGGAGAGGACACCGCTTGCTATTGATTTGTCAAGGTTATTTGCATTGCTTATAGCGTCTATATGTTTAACTGTTGTTGTATCGATAAGCATATAGTTGCCTTTTAAAAATTCGGAATTTCCGAATTTCTTTTTTGTAATTTCTTGTTCAAACATTTGTGCAATAGGATCTACCGCATTTGCGATAGCACAATCCATAGCGTCTGAAAGCATAGATGCCTCGCCGCTAAGAATAGCCGGCGGAATGTGTAAAGCGTTTCCAACAGTTGCATATGCCTCTGCTCTTAGCTTTTGAATATCGGTAATTTCACTGTTTGTAGTTTTCCCTGCCTCTGTTGCAGGCTCTGAATACTTCATTCCTTTGAAAACAGGTAATACAGCATTCTTTGACTCATAATATTTTTTGAACTGCTTTCCGAGAATTTCAGAAAATGTTTCGTTAAAATCTTTATCGCCAAAGTTGAAGTTTTCAAAAGTTACTATACCTTTATGCCCTACGGCTTTATTGTAGCGCTCTTGAGCAGACATCATAAGCTGCTCGTATGTAGTGCACATTTCGGCTAATAAGCCTCTGAGAGCAAAACTGTTGTACTTTAAATAAATTACTTCACTTTCACTAAAAGTACGCTGATATGTAAAATTTCGGCAAGTTACACTTGTAAAAATATCATCAAAAACAGCATATTCAGTTTTGCAATAGCTATCTGCAATGAGCAACTGATTATCAGCAGTTGAAATAATTAACAGTTCGTTGTCAAAAATTAATTTTGAAATCGCCTGTGTTAAAAACTCGACTTTCGTTTGATGTTTGTTCGGTGCATAATTCCATAGATAGTATTCAAGACCTTTGTACTCCTTGTTATCAATTACAGTAACAAATTCGCACTTGGCAATGCTTTTGGCTATAAAATCAATTGCAGTAAACAGTGCAAGCTCTGTTAGCCTGAACCGCTGCTCGGCGGCAGAATAACTATCATCAAAGCTGTTGTCATTTTCTTGAGGGGCTGCTTTAATTTTTCTGCGGAAAAAACTAAAAATATTCAAAATATCACCACCTTATACGCTATACGCTGATAGCTTTAAAAAATTTTTTAAAATTGTCTGTTGAAATAGGCTGGCTTTGTTTGAGCAAATCTAATTGTGTATATGCTGCTACAAAAGCCATAAAGCCGTCTGTTTTTCTCGACTTTGGCTCGATTTTGCCGTAGCTGATATTGCCGTTTTTATCCTCTGTTGCCGATGTATTGTTCGTGTACCAACGCATTAACGCCGAATCGCCCCATACGATTTTATGGTTTGCAAAATCAGACGCTATCAGCGGAGCTACCAGCATTTTATCTGACGGCCGAACGAGTTTTAAGTTATTAAGACCCTTGCGATCACACTCAAATCCACACTCCAATAGAGGACTTTTGAGCAAAGTGTATCGGTAGTTATCCAACGCTCCTGCTATGATGTTGTAGTGCTTTTTCTGTTCTTTGAGCCATTCTGCAACAATTTGTGGCGGTATTTCTGCACCATCAACTCGTTGTAGGTCAGGCTGTTTATCATACGGAAATTTAATTCTGCTGAGGTCAGCGGATTGTGAGCAATACCACGACATCTGTTTCCAAACAATTTCGTTATCAATCATAAACAGCAAACCTGCTCCGAGAAAATCTGTTGTTTTAGTATAGTCAAGACCAAATACACAAGTTTTGCCTTCCAAATCGGGTAGCGGTCTGTTTGTGGCTTTTATGTTTTCCCACGCTGTAACCGGGTGCATTTCTGTACCTTTGGGGATATTCATACGCTTAGTCATAAAAGATGAATTGTTTACTTTGTCACGCTTCCAATCCTCAAATTCCTTTTGAATTTCTCTTAACAAATTTGGAAAATATTGCAACGACGGATTTGCTTTGTACCAATTTTCTTGCTCATATACCTCTTTTTCATTGTCTAACCTGCATATGAAATAAAGAGTGCCGTTGTCAGGTGCATCACCATTCAGCACTTCAAGACCTGCGGCAAGCTCGTTGTCAAGCGGCCCGTCCCGAACATCTCCCATAGTTGTAATTGTTGTTCTGCGTGGCATAGCTTTTTTGCCTAAGCCCGTTGTGAAAACATCAATGAGCTTATAATTTTCATATGCATGCTTTTCATCAAAGTCGACTTTACCGGGTCTGCCTCCGTCTTTCGTTTTGCTGTTTGAAGTTCTGTATCTGATTGTTGAATTAGTCTTTATGTTTGTAATCTCTGTTTTGTTCCACTTAAAATGCCGCTGCATTTTTGTAGAATTGTTTTCCAAAATTTCGTAGATGTCATTAAAGGTTGTGCTTGCTTGCTCTTCTGATGTTGCACAAATGTCAATATCGTAATTGCGTATGCCGTTGACAGGCGTGAGCAGAGCAAAATCTTCAAATGCAAGATAGCCATTTTTTCCTGCGCCTCGCCCGACCACACAAACTAAATCGGGAAATCTTAATACACCCGGTGCGGAATATGTGCAATTATGCAGAATAAAACAAAACTTTTCCCACGCAAATAATTCGTATGGAAAATATTTCTGTAGAGCAAAATACTTTTCAACCTGCTCACTGTCAACATAAACTTGCTCATTTTCGAATACTTTTTCTATGAAATTTACAAGCTGTATTTGCTCTTTGCATACACGATATTGACCGCTTTTTACTTGCTTTATGTAATCGTCAAGGTATTTACAGTTCGTCATTTACATCACTTTCGACCTTGTCGATTGATAGCCCCATTTGCGATAGAATCGCAAGTCTTTGCTTGTTGTACATTATTGAATTTTTCACTGACGGATTGTCTTTAGTGTATTCTTTACCTGTTGAAGAAATCGCCTTGTATGATAAGCCGTTTTTCTTGATATCAGCTTGCATTTGTCGTTCAAGTTTAGTGTAGAAAATGTAACTTTCGATTAAGTCACGATACACATCAATGTCTGCTCCTTTTAATGTGAGTTGTTCAATTAAGCTTTCTTTGATTTTTGCCATTTTAACTTGTGCCATTTTATTGCTCCTTTCACAAAAATTTCTCGTGCGTGCGTGCGAGGACAAATTGTCTACCCTGTACACCGTTATCCACACACTTGAGGTAAATGCGATTTTTGACCCCCGGGGTGCTACCATTTCTCGGAAAATTCTTCTGAAAAAATTTTTTCTTGCAGTTTGTGATGCTCTTTGTAATGACAATCTTTGCACAAACATTCAAGATTGTTGATGTCAAGAGCAAGGTCAGGTCTTGCTTTAAGGTACTTCTTGTGATGCACCGCTTCACAGGGGCTATATTTTCCTACGGCTCTGCACCGTTCACATTCGTAATGTTCTTTTTCTTTTTTCTTTTCACGCACTTGTATCCAATCTGCTGTCAGATAAAATCTATAAGCTTTACCGCTTTGTACTTGTTGTATTATCCATTCCGTTGTTACATGTCTTTTTATCATTTTCAAATAAATAAGCCACTGCAGTAACAGCGACTTGATTAACTTTGTATTTTCTGAGCTTTGCTCAATTATATTCTAACACACCCTTAAGCGAACAAACGAACAACTTTCACCACTCATAGCGATTGCACATCATACGCACTCCGTCCTCTGTATTCCCTCCGCCCATAATGAACGCTATTTCTTTCCAAGAACGCTTATCACGCAAATGCAAAATTAAGCAGCTGCCCTCTGTTGTTTCAGCTGGTATACTACATATTGCAACAGCTCTTCTCGTTTCTGTGTTGTGTAATTCGTTTCGAAGGTCAGCTATTTGTGGCACTATCTTGTCAATGTTCCCTGACGCACTTGCTCCGTTTGCAGCAGTAATGTTTGAGGTAATGTGCGTTACCTCTGCTTCAAGAGTGGCTATCCTGACTCTGTAATTACAGATATTGTCACTCATTTCTCTGATTTGTTTTAGGTTCATTGTTTGTCAGCCTCCTTGTTGCAGTCAATTGCATAAATACAAAATGATAGCTTGCTCCAGTGAAGTCATTAACCCACATATCGTCTTTGTAAAAATAATATCCATCAGGCACAGGCAGTGCCTCGCCTTTTTCAAGTTTTTTGAATTCACGCTTTTTGCCCTCAACAACTGTTACTTCGGGCTTGGTTAGATTTCTTGATGTTCTTAACCTTTTCTTTCCGCAAACATCTTTGCGAATATATTTTGCAAGATCGGCAAAATTGCCGTCTTGATATAGCGGTGTGAAGTTTATGCCGTTTTTCCATTGCCAACACTCTGTTGCAATTTCTCTGATGCAATCTTCAATCACTATATGCAGATGCCAATTCATGCCGAGCTTGCCACATTCACAGTAGCCAATGTATTTGAATTGTACTCCTATTTTTTCTGCTCTGCGTTTGATTCGTTTGAAAAAATTATTAACAATCTTTTCAAACTGCTCCTCTGTGAATTCTCCTTTGGGCGCTGAAAAGCGAGCAAACCAATCTCCTTCGGTAAAGTTACAGAGGATAAGTCTTTGAGTATGCTGCTCTCCACGAATGCGGTTTGCAAGTGCTTGTTTTTCGTTTGTTTTTGCTTGATTGAAATTGCGTGCAATGTTCTTTTTGTTACGCTTGCGTAATGATTTATAATATTTTATTTCGAGCATAGGCCCTGATTTAACTTCACATTTATATATGTACATTTTATAAATCCTTTATTATATCATTATTTTTTATAACGGTCACTTAATTAATTACTTGAGCAGGATATGCAGGGGCATTTCAGCCCCTGCGATTTTTACTTGAAATATTCAAGATATGATTTTGCTATGCCTTCGCAATTTTCGGATTTTACAGGAACTCTATGTGCAACAACATTAAGATTATCGCAATCAAGTTCTTTGTATATTTCCGCTGCTCGGTTCTCTTCGGTTGACTTGTAAAACTTAAACAGTAAGTCAACAAAAGGTATATCGCCAAAGCGGTTGAAAAATAGTGCTTCGTTCTTAGTAAGAACTTGTACGCATTTCTGCTTGTAGTCCTCATCGTTTTCTGCTTTTATGAACAGCTGATTATACACATCTTGCTTTGTGAGGAGGTCGATAACCTCTAAAGCGGTTTTTAAAGCATTAGTGTCTTTGCTGTTGATTAGAAGTGCAAGCTCAGTTAGTTTACAAGATGTTTCTCTCGTTCGTTTAATCCATTCACGATGCTCAATCTCTGCGAAATATGTTTCTGTTCTGAATCGTCTGTATTCGCTCAATAACTTGTATTTGACCTGCACACAACTTTTAGCCGAGAGCAAGCCAATCTTGCCACAGCTGTATATAGCTGACATGGACAGAACAAACCACCTGTTGTATGTATCAAGACTGTTTATTATTTCTGTATCAATTTCACCTGCGATAAATCCGACCGCAAGCTTGTCAAGTTCACTCAGAGTGTCAAAGTTACTCTCTTCTGTGACTTCTTCGACTTTGGTTTCTGCATTTTCATTTTCCATTGTTATTCTCCTAAATTCAGATACTTAAGAATTTTATTCTGCGCTTTCTTGTAGCCGAGCGGCTCTGCGTACTTGAAAATCAGTACCTTTTCCTCTGCCATCGTTTTTATTCCGTCCTTTCTTCCTGTATATTTTTCGTAGCAGTTGCACACCACTCCTCTGCTCCTCGCTGAGCAGCGTGTAAAATGCCTGCAATTCTCACAGCTTTTCATCTTCACTGTCCGCCTTTAGCTTTATGTACTTAAGCAGTACAGCCGAGGCCTCCTCCCAGCCATAGCAAACAAGCGCCAAATTGCCCTGCTCTCTCAGTCTCTTTATCCATTTCCGCTGCTTTTCAGTCGCTTTATTGTTGCCCACCTTGAGTTCAATGTAAAGTGCGTGATATTTCCCCCTCGATACAGGCAAACACAAATCCGGTACTCCTGCACGCACTCCTTGACGCTTAAGATTAAAAGCCTCTTTTTGATTTCTCTTGCCACCATTTGGTACATGATACAGCAAGTCAAGCTGCGGATAAGTATTTCTCGCATACGCAACCCAGTTGAATAACTTAATCTGCTCATACGCTTCATTTGTCATTCTTCTGCCTCACTTTCAAGCCATTGTTTTGTGCAGTCAATGCAGCTGCCGTTAAACTGATTTTCTTTCTCATAATAGTCCTCCTTATTTATAGTTCTTGGAGGGATAGCTTTTCACGCTCAAAATCCACAACTTTTTTCAAATTTTCTTTTTCAAAATAAAATATTACAGGTTCTTTTATTTCTCTGATTAAGCCGTATTTCTTAGCTAATCTAAAAATAAAACCCTTTTCCAGTCTTGATAGTATTTTACCTAATTGCTCTCTAAAATCTTCAACCGACATTGTAGATTTGTAAAAATTACACATTCTGCAAGCAGGATTATAATTTTCAATATCGTTTGCACCGTCATACCAATACACGCTCTGTATATGGTCAACTTGCATTTCCTTTAACGCAAGTTCACAACCACAATAAGCACAATGACCATTATATTTTTGATATACTTTAAGCCTCGTATGTTTTGATATAGATTTTCTATTACTCATTCTATATTACTCCTTTAAAGTTCTGACTTTTTCGCCATATCTGCGAGTTTGACCTCTGAATAATATTTCTCTCACTTCTTATCTTCCTTTCCATCATTCACAACATCTGATATAATCTTTCCTGCACGCACTAAAGCTGTGTATTCGCCGTAGCTGTAATATGTGTTATGTATTTTGTTATACTTAGCAATCTCAAGACATACCAAATCAAGATGATCAAGTTTTTTCTGTTTCATATTCTCACCTTACCAATCATTTTCTCCGTCTATTGTTAGCTGCCCTGGCAGAACATTGTCCTCCATCCACCAGTGATACACATCTATTCCTGATTGCCACGTATTAGTTGTTAATCCTGCTTGCTTGCGAACTTCTAACATTCTGTCAAACGCTCTGATATACAAATTTCTGTATTTAGGATACAGTGCAAATTCTTTGTATCTTCCTTTTCCTGCCATAGGGCAGCCAACGCAACCTACTCTGTGAAAGCCACACTTATACAAAGGATTTAAATTTATATGTTCTTCTTTGATATAGTCTTTTACATCGTCATTTGACCAATCACATATGACATTGAATACCGTTTTCCCTTGTAGTTGACAATGCTCAACGATTTTTCTCTTTTCGTCATTATCGTTGTTAATGATAATTCTCTTTGAGATGTCTTTACTCCAAGTCTGAATAATTCCGCTTTTAGCTCTGTTGGTGCTTTCCGCTCTTCTTACGCCTGTCACAATCGCTCTGTCGTGTCCTGCTGTTTCTTTCAGTATTGCACAACAATATCGTGCAAGGCGAGTGGGTGGGGTTTTCTTAGCCGGAATCAAGCTCCACATACTGACAGATTTACCTTTGAAAGTTGGCATTTGCGTTGTACACTTAATTCCTTTAGACTCCAGCTCTTTGAACTTTCGGCGAATGTGATAAACGGTTTCGGGCGCATCGGCAGTTGTATGACTATGTGAAACCTCAAAATCTATACCTGACTTAAGCGCAAGGTCTAAAATTATTTCGCTATCTTTGCCGCCAGAATAGCATAGTAGCAAAGGCTTATTATAATAATATCTACTAATCTGAGCACCTTCTTGCAATCGCTCAATACTCATCTTCTCTAAGTCTTTCATTTTCTGCTCCTCAACAAAAAAACTTAGAGCAGCCGCACCTGCTCCGCTGTAACATATGCAAGTCAGTATTATATTTTAGGAAGAATAATCAACGAAAGTTGTACTTTCTGATATATAGTAAAGCCGTGCGGAGCTTACTAACTGATTAATTAAGATTTGCAATAGTATTGCTCAAGAAGTTTTGTGCAATCTGCTTGAGCTTTTCACCTTGCGCCGAATTTGTTTCACAAATTTTCTCAACGCTGTTAATAAATTTATCAAGCTGTGCTTGCAATTCATTGAAATAAAGCGTTGCAGTGACAAGCTCGGCATCTGCATTTTTATCAAGTCTATTTGCTAACTGTTTTGCTTTATCAAGAGCGGCTTGTCGTTCTTTTTCAATAGATTCAAGCTTTGCTTTGTAGTCTTTCTCAAGAGTTTCTTTAACGCTTGATTTTGTTTTTTCTGTAGCTTGTCTGACAGCTTCTTCAACAGCGTTTTGTTTTTCTTTTTCAAATGACGCTTTTAAGCTGTTTATTTTGCTTTTTGCCGCTGCTTCAATTTGCGCTTGCGTTGGTTCTTGTACAGCAACCTCAACAGGCTTGCTTTCGAGTTCTTTAATTCGTTTGTGCAATAACTTGTTTTCCTCTGCGAGATTTTGTTTATCTGCTTGTAACGATTTCTGTGCGTTGTTGCTGTCGTTAAGCTCATCACCGAGAAGAGCAAGCTGTTCACCTTGCTGCTTGCTTTTTTCAACAAGTTCTTTAATTTCTTTGACCGACATGCCGGCAAGGTCATTTTCTGCTATAATTTCAGCTCTGTCTACTGCACATACTTCTGTAAGTAATTGCAATTTAGTAATACCAAGCTGTGCATTTGACTGCAAAACCGTACCGCCAAGCTTTTCGTATGTGCTGATGTAGTTGTATGCTTGTCTGCGTTTAATGCCGCAGGCTTGCTCTGTGTATGTATCAAATGTTTCAAAGCCGAGCGCTTCGTATAAGTGCTTATCTCTCATTAATTTAAGATTTTCGCACAAGCTAATCATTGCATTTGCAGCCGTCTGCTCTGCTGTGATTATTTTTTGATGAGTGTTTAGTGCTGACATTGTATCTGCTGACATTTCAGTGATGTTGAAATCAGCTATACTCATTATGCTGCTATTGTCTGACATTTTTCTTTACTCCTTTTCAATGGTTCTATTTTTGTTTTATACCATTTATCCATAAATTTTTTAACTTCGTTCGGATATGAGCAATTGTCAAATCCTCTGCACTGCTCAATTCTAAGTGTCACAGGATTAAGTTCAAGCGTAAAGTAAGGTTTTTCTTTTTCACTCATCTTACGAATGAAAAGTATAATTGTCTTTTCTGTTACTACTTTTTTTGCATAGGTCGCTACACAATGACATAGTGTTTTACCTTCGTCTTTTAAGTCATTGTGTCTTACGGGCGGCATAATACAGAAGTCTTTATCTTCATAGCTGTATAGATTACTGTATTTTTCATACTGTCGAGCTATCTGCGGAAGCTCTCCTTCGCTGAATTCTTTGTCGTTGACTATATCCGACGCTAAATCGTGAGCCTGCTTAAAATTTTTAGGGTAGAGGACTTCTAAATTCGATAAGTCATATTCGAGCAAGGTAGCGTTTTCTATATAGTCTTTATAATCTCTAAAAAATGTTCTCCTTGGGTCCCAATAGTAGCTATCATACTGTTTTGCGCAATTTTCGTTTTCCCATCGGCGGAAAAATTGACAAAATTTTCTTAGCGAGCTGTGCTCTAAAATTCTTCGCATATCATTAACCCCACAATTAATCATTGCGTTGATTGTAAAAAATTCTTTTAACTCTTCAATGTCAATTTTTCTGCCAGTTCGTTGATATGCTTTGTATAGTTGCAACTCAAGTATGCCGGGATTGAGATGCTTTAAAATTTTTAAATCATCTTTTGTAATCCCAAAACTTTTAGATAATGAGCCTTTCGTTAAGTTATATCCGTCGATATTACCGTTGTATCTATATGTAATGACATCTCTTGCAAGATTGATTAATCCGTTGTTAATGATATTATTAAGACTTGCAACTTTATTGACTGCGTTATATAACTTTTCAAACGCAATCGGGTTGCACAACCTTGCAATCTTGCCGTAGTCGATATGCCACTTGTTGAATCCTTTTACACGCTTAAATATCTTATTGAGTGTGCCGGGGTAGAGTTGCAAACTTGAGTTTACACTTTTATAAAAACCCTTTCGCCAGTCACCACCTTTGTAATCTTCGTCATATGTGTATTGTTCCTGCGCTCGCATTTCTTGTCCGTCAAAGTCGCAAGTTGTTCTTGAAAGTTCTTGCATACTGATGACCGGCTTAATTCTGCCGTAACTGTAGTCATATTCGATTATGAACTCACGAGCACAAAATCTTGTTTCTTTGAACGGTTGTAGATACATTATTGTTTCTGTGTTACAAAAGCCGTTTGAATTCAAATATTTTCGATGTGGTTTTGCAGTGCACTTTTTGTGACAGACAGGGCAAGTGACTTTATCTCCGCTGCGTACCTTGTTAATAGTAACCTCGTTACCGCATACGGAACATCTTGCAGTAGTCTGCTTTTTGCTGTTGGCATCATAAAACATATATCGGCTATATGCCATTACGGTATTATCAATCCATTTATGTACTGACTGCGGCAGTGGGCGAATTTCTGCTAATTCATAACTTATGCTGTCTTTAATTTTTTGATATTTATCTTTGAGCCTTTTTTGCCTGACTGCTTTTTGCCAAGCTATTATTTTTTTGATGCCTTTTCCTTTTGCATAAGAACTTGTGTCCGCCAAATAATCGTCAATGACTTTATCTGTTTCAGCGCTGAACGGATAATAAAATTTATTGTAATAACAGCTGCCATCTAAGCTCCTTTCGCTTACTTCGCCTTTGGAATCAATGATGAACCATTTATCGTTGCCGTGAATATTTTTTCCGATAAACAGTCTATAAAGGAACTCCGCTCCGGGCTCAGGCTTAAACATATCAACTATAAGAGTTTTTTCACCTGTTGACTCATCAATAAAGGCATCATAAACATAATTGTATTGGTGTGTCGTATAATTGACATACTTGCCTTTATGCTGAAACTCAACTACAGCTTGCATTGCAGGTACATCCGCACGGTTTTTATTTATTTCTAACGCTAACAGCTTTTTTCTCTGCATTTATACTCACCTCACAGTAAATCCATAAGGTTTATAAAGCCTTGTTTTTCAGACTTTGTCGGGGCAGGAGAGGTGCTGTTCATTCGCCACACTTCCGGCGGCAATTCGCTCGGTTTTGGGATTGAGTAAAAGTCGCAAATAGCGTTCATAACTTCAACAGGATTTGCAATTTTCTTGCTTGTTATTTTCTTCACGAGTGCAGGCACCTGCATTTCTTCAACATTTAGGTCCTGCAACACAATCTCTGCACTCTCCGGCTGTGCTGTGATAATGTCGATAAGCTGTTGCATTACATTCCATTCGTTAGAGTATTTTTTATAGTTTTTGCTTTGATTTTTTATGCAGTCAACTGCATTTTCTAAAATATTCATAATTTCACCTCTTGATTTTTTAAGAGAGAAAAGATATAATAATAGCAGTAAATATTTTTATATCTTTTCACTTTGCCGCCAGCTGTGCATTATTAGTTGGCGGCTTTGTCTTTTGCGCTTAAAATGTAATCGACTTTGGCTCTGCAAGCCTTGATGTTCTCGGCTGTGGGATTTTCAAGCAAATCCTTCATATCTTCGAGAATATAAGAAATGGTGTCGATAAAATCGGGATTGTAGCCTGTGTTCTCATAGTCCTCGAGTTTATGTACCACACTCACGAGATTGTCGGGAATATCTTCAAGACTGAGTGCTTTATTATTGACATCAATAATTCTGTACGGCTCGTTGAATCTGTTGTGTATTAATTTCTGCACTGTTATCACCTCAATTAGTTTTTCACACCGCTGAAACTGTGCGAGAGTTTCAGCGGTTTTCTTCATATTTTGCGATAATAGTCTTGAGGTCCGTTAATGTTCTGTCGAGTTCTTTAGCCGCTGACGGACTGTCCAAATACATCTGTTTAACATCTTTGTTTGCTGAAGAGCTCCACCCGTCCATATATATGCCAACATCTAATTCGCACACATGTCCGGCGAAGTCAACGAATATCGTCGGTTTATTGCCTGTGAGCTCCTGTTTGGTCGGCTTACCATTAAACTCGAGTGCAAGTGCCATAATCTCAAGCACTTTTTCTTTTATAGATTTTTTCATATAAATATCTCCTTTTAATTAATTTTTTATTGCGTACTTACAGCACTTAATAAACTTCTTGCAGTTCTTAACAACACGCTTAAATCCGACTGCTTTGTTACAAAGTTTGTGATTGTCGAGGCTCTCTTTAGTTTCAGCTACATAGTTTAGTATGTCTTCGAGCCTTTCGGCTGTAACGGTGTCTAAACCCTGCAAGGCTATGACTTCACCGTCTTTGATGCAGATTTGTATATTTTCTTTATTCACTTTATCACCTCAATTCGTGTGGGATTATCAGCAGCTCATACGGTTCTACACCGAGTACATCCGCTGCTTTTACGATTTCTTCAAGCCGCAGGTTCTGCGGCTTTTGGTTTTTTCGAGCTGAACAGGTAGCAGGGTTAATGCCAAAGAGTTTGCTAACCTTTTCTCTGTTGTACCCTGCGCAGCACAGTTTCGCAAAAATAAGCTGCGCCACTCTTGACATATATGCTTGTTCCTGTTCAGCTTTGATTGTCTTTTTTAGCTTAGGCATATAATCACCTCTTATGCTGTCTTAATATGTTCATGAAAATCAAAAAGCCAGCTAAGATCGTATCTTTTAAAAAAGATGTTTTTAATCATTACTGCTTCGATAAGTGTAAATCCGACTTGATATACAGCTCTATTTGATGTTGTTTCACCTTCCATTTTTGCTGTAACAGTGTTAAAGTGTAAACCTAACAAATTTGCAATATCGGTTTTAGTAACACCTTCGTCTTTCATAGCTTTAATTAAATTTGGATATAGCATTTTTATACCTCCTGTCCGTTTACCTTATAAGGTAGATTACGATATTATAATATACCTAATAAAGTAGATTGTCAATAGTTTTTTAAAAATTATTTACTAAAAAAGGTAAATTTTATATTGACAACTACAAAATTTTGTAATATACTTGTAGTCGAAAGAGGTGGTCACAATGACTGTCGAACAAAAATTACAAGATTATATTTTAGACAACTATAAGAGTATAATGCAGTTTGCAAAAGTTGCAGATTTACCATATACTACAGTTAAAGGTATTTTTAACAGAGGAATTTGGGGAACATCTATACAAAATGTTATTAAAATCTGTAATACTCTATCAATAGATATAAATGCTCTTGTAAATGGAGAAATAAAAAAAGATTTACATATCAATCAATTAACTACTCACGAAAAGAAACTTGTTGTTGCTTATCGCAATCATCCTGAGCATCAATATACTATTGATACTATTTTACATATAGATGAAGATGAAGATTTAATCCCTACAGTAAAAGCCGCCCGCAGTAAAGATAACAATCAACCTATTGAAGTAGTAAATATGCCTGACCTTAGCAAATTTACTCCTGACGATTCAGATTTATAACATTTGTAAAATAAAAAAATCCTCATAGGGTACAATACTCTATGAGGTGATTGGATTGAATTATGGATGTTACAAAAATGCTCGTAATGCTTCTTGGCATTGTTTGATTGATTACAAAATTAACAGCTTGCCTGTTAAAGTTAGTCGAATAGCTAAACAAGCTGACATTACTTTACTAAAAAATTCAGCGGTCAATCTGCTTAATAACAGCGAGAGTGGCACAACGCTTATGCAGAACGATAAATTATATATCATTTACGCTGATGAGCAATCTGCCCAACGTTGTAGATTTACGATTGCACACGAACTTGGTCATATATTTTTAGGTCATTTGTTCAACAAAGACGGTGCCGGCTTTGCAACAACAGATGATGCCGAACACTCGGCAAATGTGTTCGCTCGTGACTTGCTCGCTCCTGCGTGCGTACTGCACGAATTGCAGATTTTAACCGCTGCGGAAATATCTCGGTTATGTAATATAAGTCTTGAAGCAGCAACTTACAGAGCAAACAGAATGCAAGAACTTGAAAAAAGAAATGCTTTCTATAAGCATCCGCTTGAAAAGAAAGTACTAAGACAGTTTAAATTTTATATTGATAATTTATCTTGTGATAATATTTAACTTAAAGGGAGTACATGAACAATGAAATGTAAAAAATGTGGTGCAGAAATCTCGGATAAATCTAAATTTTGCAATGAGTGTGGGGAAAAGGTGATTATCCCTGTTGAAGAAAAACCACTGTTTACGGACAACAAATCAGATGAACCATTGCAAGTTAAAGAAAAACTTGAAAATAGATATAATTGGACCCCGACATTTATAACAATAGCCTCATTAATAAGTATTATTGCTATAATAACAACAATTTCAAATGCTGTTCAAAGCGATAACACAACATCTACAACACCTACAAAAAATTATATATCATCACGATATTATAATGATTATGATGATAGCGTATATAAAAACTATAAAGAAAGTAGTTACACTTATTATGACACAGATACCAATAAGTACTACGATAGCAGTTCAGAGATTGAAACAACAAAGGAATCAAGCATAATTGAATCAAATAAATATGAACAGAATTCGCAAGTAGAGTCAAGAACAGAATCACATACAACAGAAAGCATTGTAGAACAGTCGTCAAAAGAAGAAAAAATAAATAATAATACTTCTTCTAATGGCTTTTGGGCAAACGGAACAGGGGACTATGTAGCTTCTGACTTAAATGTTGATAATTATGCTATTTTACATATTACTTATACAGGTTCAAGAAATTTCGTTGTTAAGTTATATAAAGACGATGAATACGAAGATTTGCTTGTAAATACTATCGGTGATTATTCAGGTGATGTTTTAGTAGAAGGCAGCGGAAATTATAGTATTGAAATTAAAGCTACAGATAGTTGGGATATTACATCTGATGGTTTAAGTGTTGATGATACAACTTCTTTTTCGGGTACAGGTGATTCAGTTACAGGTATTACTTCTCATTCCGGCGGTAATTGGCATATAAAATATAATGGTGAGCGTAATTTTTCGGTTATAGAATATGGCATATCGAAGGGATATATGAAATTGCTTGTTAATAAAATCGGAAATTATGAAGGTACTGTAAGAGTAGAATCAGGCGATAATATATTCTTTAAAGTACATTCATATGGCGATTGGAGTATTGAAAAAGAATAAATAAAAAGAAAACCGCCCTGACCTGTTGGTGCAGGACAGAGCGGAATATCACCTACACGGGGTGCAGATGATGCAATTGATTGCAATAATATTGTATCACAATCCCTTGTGTTTTGCAACTCTTAGCACAAGGGGATTTTTGCACCCTTTTTATAAAAAAAAGGAGTGTTATTATTTATGGCAGAACCGAAAAAACTTCCGTCAGGATCTTGGCGAGTGCGTGTTTTCATTGGCAAAAACAAAGATGGGAAGAAGATGTACAAATCAATTACAGCTCCGACAAAAAAAGAAGCGAAAAAAGAAGCCGATAGATTTGAGTTGTCTTTGAATTTATCTAATATTGATTATAATGACTTAACACTTGGGCAGGCATACGATAGGTATATAGAAAGTAAATCCTCGGTACTGAGTCCATCAACAATAGTAGGTTACCGTCAATGCAGGCGCAATTACTTTTCTGAACTAATGCCTTTTAAGCTCACTAAACTTACAGCAGTTATGATTCAGAACTCTGTCAATTCTCTGTCTGCTTGTCATAGTCCCAAGACTGTCAGAAATGCCCACGGACTACTTTCAGCTGTCCTTAAAACTTATTATCCCTCTTTAATTCTACATACTACACTACCGCAAAAAATTAAACCACAATATACGATACCAACTACGAAAGAAATAAATAAATTACTTGAACTTGCTAACGATAAAATTAAAGTGCCTATTATGCTTGCAAGTCAGGGTTCACTTCGCCGCTCGGAGATATGCGCATTAGCAATTAATGATTTCAACGATTTCGGTGTTAATATTAACAAAGCCGTAGTAGCAGATAGTGACGGAAAGTTTGTAGTTAAAACTACAAAAACAGAAGCCGGCACTCGCTTTGTTCCGCTGCCTCCTGAGCTGATAAAAGAATGTAAGGGTTGGAAGTATTTTGGAATTTCTCCTACAACGCTTTCAAGTGCGTTCAATCATCTTGTAGCAAAAGCAAATGTACCGCATTTTAGTTTTCACAAGCTCCGTCACTATTTCGCTTCTGAATGCCACGCTCGTGGTATTCCGGACCAATATATTGCCGAAATAGGTGGCTGGCAGACTGTTGATATGTTACATCAAATCTATCAACACACTCTAAGAGATAAGACAAGCAAAATGTCAGCTCGTGTTGTAGATATTTTCAGTGATAATTTTTCAGATGACACAAAAGATGACACGAAGAAAATAAATGCTTGATTTTATCGGCTTTTTGAGTGATTTTCTAATGGGTTCAAATCCCGTTATCAGCTCCAAGGAAAAGATATTATCCGAATTTGTGGGTAATATCTTTTTTGATTAAAGATGAAATTGTAAAACGGGATTTGAAAGCCCGTAAAGAAAACAGTCCGGTGGACTGTTTTTAGGGCGTAGAGTTGAAGAAAATATGACTGTGAACAAGCCGCAGCAGGCGAGGCAAAGAGTTTGAATAATTACAATCACCCGTTATCAGCTCCAAGGAAAGACATTATTCGTTTATGGATAAGGTCTTTTTGTTTACGCGGTTTTATATATTCACTGTTTTTACAAACAGACATTAATTTGGTATTATAAAGTTAAAAAAATTTAAAATTATGCACGAAAATGTGTGTTTGCAGTTGTATTAACAGTAAAGGGAGGTTACAAATGAGTGATTCATTCGGTACCGAAAAACAAAATCGAACAAGTAA